GGAGGCGGAGGCGGTTGCACCGTGGGCAAGCTACGGCGACTAGGACGGCATGTCCGCGCTTCGGCTGACCGGTTACGTGGCCGGGCCTGTCGGATCTCCGGTCCTGGCCGTGCCCGTTGCGGGTTCTTCACGGGGGTGGGCCTGTCGGCGCTTGGGGTCGCGGGTGAGTTCGGGTGGACGTGGTCGGCGATGGTCGGAGGGCTGGTGATCTCGGTGTACTTCATCACCCTCTACGACGTGGACAAGAGCCGTGGCTAGCCTGATCCAGCATGCGCGCCGCGGGTTCGTGTGGCCGTTCCCGTCCGACGGGCTGGAGCAGTATTCGTTCGCCGGGTCTACCTACTTTGGGCTGGCCACGTCCGCGTCCGGCATGCCGGACAGGGAGCCGCCGCCGAGCGGGTTCACCCAGTTGGCGCAGTCAGCGTTTGCCGCGAATTCGATCGTTTTCGCGTGCGAGCTCAAACGGATGCAGATCTTCTCCGAAGCGCGGTTCATCTACCGGGCGTTCGCGTCGGGTCGGCCTGGGCGGGTCTTTTCGCTGCCGGACCTGGAGATCTTGAAGAGTCCATGGCCTCGGGGTACGACCGGTGACCTGCTGTCGCGGATGATCCTGGACGCGGACCTGGGTGGTAACGCGTTCGTGGCCCGCAATGCGGAGGATCCGGACCGGCTGCGGATGCTCCGCCCCGATTTCGTGACGATCGTCATGGGTGACCGGTCGGGTGAGCCGGTGAGGTCACCGTGGCAGATCGACGCGGAGATTATCGGCTTCATCTACGCGCCGCAGGACGGGTCCGTGGACGCTGAGGCGTTGCTGGCCGAGGAGGTCGCGCACTTCGCGCCGGTGCCGGATCCGCTGGCCCGTTTTCGTGGCATGTCGTGGCTGACGCCGGCGGTGCGGGAGATCCAGGCCGATCAGAGCGCGACGATGCACAAGCTGAAGTTCTTCGAGAACGGCGCAACCCCGCAGATGGTCGTGAGTTTCGATTCGTCGGTGACTGAGGATCAGTTCACGAAGTTCGTCAAGAAGATGGACGACACCCATTCTGGCTGGCGCAACGCATACAAGACGCTCTACCTGGGCGGCGGGGCGACCCCGACGGTGGTGGGTAAGGACCTACAGCAGTTGGACTTTTCTGCCACTCAGGGCAAGGGCGAGACACGCATAATCGCCGACGCGGGGTTGCACCCGGTGTTGGTGCCGTCCTCGGAGGGCATGCAGGGCTCCAGCTTGAATGCTGGCAACTACAACTCAGCCCGCCGTTCAGTGGCTGACACCACGTTCCGCCCGCTGTGGCGCAACGTCGCCGCCAGCTTGGCGCCCATCGTCCCACCGCCGGGCGGTTCTGAGCTTTGGTATGACGAGGTGGGCATCGCGTTCTTGCGTGAGGACGCAGAGGAGCGGGCGAAGATTCAGCAGGTCAAGGCTGCCACCATCAACGCGTTGGTGATCGCCGGCTATGAGACCACGTCGGTGGTGCGCGCGGTGGAGGCCGAGGATATGAGCCTGCTGCAGCACACCGGCCTGTTCAGCGTGCAACTGCAGCCGCCGACCTCGATTCAACAGGGCGCGATAGAGGCTGAGCAGCCATTGGCAATCACGGGAGGACAGTGACCATGCCGTGGGATGTCCGTCAGGGCTATGGCAAGTGCGGTGCCGACGAGTATGCGGTGGTGGCCACAGACAGCGATGAGGTTGTTGCGTGTCACGCGATGCGGGAGGGTGCCGAACGTCAGGTAGCCGCCCTGTACGCGGACGAACCGGAGGCGGGTCGGACGATGAATGATGATCGGGATGTGTTTGGGGGGCCGCATCTGTTCGTGCGGTCGTATCCGCTGGAGGATATCCGGATCCTGACCCGCGCGCAGGGCAGCGAATTCTCCGATGGGCGCACCGTCGAGGCGTACGCGGCGGTGTTCGACCGCGATACCGAAATCCAGGACGGTGAGGGCCACTACCGGGAGGTCATTGACCGGGCCGCGTTCAACCGGGCCATTGAGCATTCCCGGCCGCAGGGTAGCCGGCAGACGTGGCGAACTGGTGTGTTCTACAACCATGGCATGACCCTGTTCGGCACGCCGTCCGACCGGTTCAGCGTGCCGTTGGGCACCCCCGTTGACATCAAAATCACCGATCAGGGCCTGTTGACGATCACCCGGTACTCCGAGTCTTCGCTCTCAGACGAGATCTTGGAGGCGATTCGTACCGGAGCGATCACCGGACACAGTTTCACCGGCCGGATCATCCGCTCCGATCCGAAGCGTCCGCCGGCGCGGCGCGGTTACACCCGCCGGGCCGATGGCAGCTTGCAGACGGTGCGTCGTTTGGAGATGGGCCTGCGGGAGTACGGCCCGACGCCGTTTCCCGCTTATGCCGATGCCGCGGTGGTTGGCATCCGGAATGTACTGGCGGGGCTGTCCCTGCCTGCTCTACTGTCCGCCACTCGTGAGGTGGCAGCGCGCGAACTGGACGAGCCCGGCCAGGAGCCGGACGAGGCGGCGCGTGCTGTTGCCGACGACCCGGAGGGCAGCGACACCTCCGCACCCGCGGAGTCCGTCACCGAGGACTCGCCTGCTGATAGTGGGCACTCCAGCCGGGATTCCCTGCTGCGGCGCATCGCCGCGGCGAAAGCAACAAGGCCGGGCCTTGCCCGCGACCCGGACGCCGAAGCTCGGCGGGCCAGGGTTGCGGCGGTTGCCCGGCCGGATGGGAGTTCCGAGTGAACCTCCGGGAAATCGTCGAGCGGCAGGAAGCGATCCGCGCCGAGCTCGACACGATCGAGAAGAATCCCCAGTCGGTCGAAGAGACCGATGGGGACTACACGGACACGCTGCTGGACGAGTACGACAAGCTGGAGACCAGGCGTGCGCCGCTGGCGGAGCGGGCGAACAAGCTCAACCTCATCCAGTCGGCGGCTACGCAGGATGGTGCCACCGAGTCGGGTGACAGCGGCAGCAAGGTCGATGGGACGCCGACGCAGGTGTACCGCAACAAGCGGTCGCCGTTCGATGACATGGAGGCCGTGCGCACCAACATGCTGCGTGGCTCGGAGATGCGCGAACGGGCGATGGACGCGATCGAGTGGGTGGCGCGGTCCCAGTGGCTGGACTTCCCCGACGAGTACGCCGAGCAGGCCACCAGGATGGCCGGGCTGAGCAAGGGTATCGCCCGGCACGTGCTGATGACCGGCAGCCAGGAGTACTACGACGCGTTCCGCAACTACCTGCGGGATCCGGAGGGGATGGCGTTCCGCGCCACTGTGACGGGTACCGGCAGCCTGGGTTTCATGCTGCCGTTCCCGCTGGATCCGACCATTATCCTGTCCAATGTAGGTAGTGCGAACCCCTTCCGGCAGGTGTCGCGGGTGGAGAAGACCACCAGCAACACATGGAACGGTGTCACGTCTGCGGGTGTCAACGCGGCGTTCGTCGGTGAGGCCACGGCCGCCACGGACGCGAACCCATCCGTGTCTCAGGTGCAGGTGATTCCCCAGCGCGCCCACGCCTGGGTGTTCGGGAGCTACGAGTCTCTCGAAGACAGCGACCTGGGTACTCAGTTGCCCAGGCTGTTCGCCGATGCCAAGGACCGGCTGGAGGCCGGCGCGTTCGCCACCGGCGGAGGCACTGGTGTCATCCCGGAGGGGTCGGTTACCGCCGCCACCACGGGTAACACTGCGGCGTCCACCGCGTACGCGGTTGGTGACGTGTACACCTTGCAGGGCCGGCTCGGGCCACGCTTCCGCAACAGCTCCAAGGCCGCGTGGATGGCCAACCTGTTCTACATCAACAAGACGCGCCAGTTCGACACGGCGGGTGGCAGCTCGTTCTGGGCCAACCTTGGCCAGGACACTCCGGAGCGGCTGCTCGGCAAGCCGATCTACGAGGCGTCCTCGATGTCGAGTGGCACGGCCACCGGCGATCTGGTGCTGCTGTTCGGCGACTTCGAGCAGTACATCATCGTTGACCGGATCGGCATGAGCGTGCTGTACAACCCGATGCTCACCGCGGCCGCGACCGCGAACCTGCCGACCGGCGAGGCCGGCTGGTTCGCGTTCTGGCGGGTGGGGGCGAAGGCCAGCACCTCGACAGCGCTGCAAGCGCTGGCAATCCAGTAACACACGAGGTCAACCGGGCGGGCTGCTGTCCCCATGGCGGTCCGCCCGGGTTCTCATGGGGAGACCAGATGAAACCTTTGACGATCTTCGGCTATCCGCATGCGGCGGATGGTTCCGGCTACTACCGGTTCTACCTGCCGTTCCAGCACTTGGCGCGGGGCGTGCACCATCGCGTGTTGCTGCCGCCACCGGGGCAGACCGTTGTGCCCGACGACGACCAGGTCGAGGAGCTGGATATGATCGTGGGGCAGCGGTTCTGCGGCCCAGGCCAGGAGCTGTGGGAACGCTGGCAGGGCAAGGTCAAGCTTGTCTACGAGCTCGACGACGACGTGCTGCAGCCGGATTCGTGGTCGGGCCTGGCGCACATGTTCGACCCGCAGATCCACGAGAGCTTCAAGACGTGCATCGCCATGTCGGACCTGGTGACCTGCTCCACCGAGCCGCTGGCCGAGCAGATGCGCAAGCACAACCCGAACGTGGTGGTGCTGCCGAACTGCGTTGATGCGGACATTCTCTATCTGGACCGGCCACAACGTGACCGGCTGACCATCGGCTGGGCCGGCGGCATGAGCCACCTCATGGACTGGGTGCAGGTCGCCGACCCGGTCCGGGAGGCGCTGCAGGCGCACCCGGACGTGGACATGCACTTCGTCGGCATCGACTACTCGCCGGTGCTGCGGCTTGACCGGCCGTGCCGGTACACGCGGTGGATGCCCGACACCTGGACCTACTACAAGAGCATCGACTTCGACATCGGCCTGGCGCCGCTGGCCGCGACACCGTTCAACGATTCGAAGTCGCACATCCGGGCGCTGGAGTACATGGCGCTCGGGATCCCGATGGTTGCCGCGGACCGGCCCGCCTACCGGGATCTGGTGGTCGACGGGGTGACAGGGTTCCTGGTCTCTGGTGAGGACGAGTGGCAGGCCCGGATCACCGATCTGATCAACGACGGGGCGATGCGCGCCGAGATGGGCGCCAAGGGCCATGAGGCCGCCTCGGCGTGGACGATCCAGGCTGGCTGGAAGAAGTGGCGCGACGCATACGAGGGAGTAGCCGGATGGCAAAGTCAAGCAGGCTGATGCGCTGCCATACGCCCCACTGGCAGGGCAACGACTTCGTGTCTCGCGGCACGATCTTGCCGGAGGCGCACCCGAAGGTGATCGGCATCTACTTCAAGCCATTCATCACCCCGGCCGCTGACGCCGCCGTTGAGGTGCCGGCTGAAGAGCCGAAGAAGCGTGGTGGCCGGCCCCGACTGCCTCGTGACGCCGACGGCAACATCATCCGTGAGGAAGGTCAGGAGTGAGGCGGGTCCTGGTCACCGGCGCCGCCGGCTTTGTTGGACACCACCTGGTCGAGCACCTGCTCGCCACTACCGACTGGCAGATGGTCGCGCTGGACTCGTTGAGCTACGCCGGCCGGGTCGACCGGCTGACCGACATCGCCGGGTACGACCCCGACCGGGTCACACTGCTGTGGCATGACCTGCGGGCGCCGATCCATCCGCACCTGGATGAGCGGATTGGCCATGTCGACGCCGTGCTGCACCTGGCGTCCGAGTCGCACGTCGACCGGTCGATCACCGATCCGGTGCCGTTCGTGCGCAACAACGTCGACGCCACGCTGACGATGCTGGAGTGGGCGCGGGGCCGCAAGCTGAGCCACTTTGTGCAGGTGTCCACCGATGAGGTGTACGGGCC